GAAGATATAACTTTATTTTCACCACACGAAGTACCAGAACTATATGAGGCTTGGGGTACACCAGAGTTTGATGATTTATATTTAAAGGCAGAAAGAAAATTATCAATTAAGAAAAAGAAAGTATCAGCACAAGAACTATTTTTTGACATACTAAAAGAAAGAGCAGAAACAGGTCGTATCTATATTATGAATATAGATCATTGTAATTCTCACTCATCATTTAAAGATTTAGTTAGAATGTCAAACTTATGCCAAGAGATTACTTTACCAACAGACCCAATTCAGCATATAGATGGTGAGGGTGAAATTGCGTTGTGTATTTTATCTGCGATTAATGTTGGTACAATTAACAAAAGAGATGAATTAGAAGAACTATGCGACATCGCTGTAAGAGGATTAGATGAAATAATAGATCATCAAAAGTATCCTGTAAGAGCAGCAGAAATATCTACAAAGGCAAGAAGAAGTTTAGGTATAGGTTATATCGGTCTTGCTCACTATCTTGCGAAAAAAGGTTATTCATATGAGCAAAAGATGGGTTGGAAACAAGTAGATAAATTAACAGAAGCGTTTCAATATTTTCTATTAAAGGCGAGTAATGATCTTGCAAAAGAAAAAGGCAAGTGTGAATACTTTGATAGAACAAAATATTCAGATGGCATCTTACCAATAGACACTTACAAGAAAGAGGTAGACGAGGTTGTGACCAGAAATCTAACTTATGATTGGGAGTGGTTAAGGAAAGAAATCAAAGAGCACGGATTAAGACATAGCACACTCTCTGCTCAAATGCCTTCTGAATCTTCTAGTGTGGTCTCTAATGCTACTAACGGCATAGAGCCACCTAGAGATTATTTAAGTGTTAAGAAATCTAAAAAAGGTCCACTTAAACAAGTTGTACCAGAATATAAAAAGTTAAAAAACAACTATACATTATTATGGGATATGAAATCAAATGAGGGTTATATTAATATTGTAAGTGTAATGCAGAAGTATTTTGATCAGGCAATATCAGGTAATTGGTCATACAATCCTGAACACTTTGAAGATAACCAAGTGCCAATATCACAAATGGCACAAGACTTATTAACGACATATAGATTAGGTTGGAAGACTTCATATTATCAAAACACATATGATGCTAAAAAAGATGTTGATGAGCCATCACACCCAATAGGTTTTAATGATAATGTACCTGAAGATAAACCAACAGAACAGGAGGAGGATCCAGAGAACTGTGATTCTTGTACTATATAATGTTTCTACAAGCAAATTTACCACCAATTGAATTATATGTAAAGAAAGAATATCTTTACGATTTAGAAAAAGGCCACGGTGAGTTAGTTGAAGGTCTTTGGGTATCTGTTAAATCAATACAAGGCAGAGCGTTATACTTTGAAACTTACTTACCAGAGTATGGTGCAGTGTATGATAAATTACCTTTATCAGCATTTGTATGGAAGAAAGACTTTGAAGGCGAACTACCATTAGAAGAATTAGAGTTATGGGATTGTTTTAGTTATCACATATCTGTTATGGAAAAAAGATTTTTAAAAGGACAAAGAGCGAAGTATTATAGTCCTAGTAAAGTGTGGCGAGAAGGCACATATATGTTTACGATTGATAGTTGCCATGCGGATAGTAATTTACTAAATACTACATTTAGCGAATTACCTACACAACATAAATCATTTAACATTATAAAGTTAGATAATGGTTATTTCGCTGCGCAACCAAATAATAGAATGTTGATTTATGATAAATCATATTCACCGAAACAATTAAAGTTTCCTGACTTTAAAGTATCATCAATTGAGTATTCGGTAGAAGATAAACATAAGATAACTTTTGGTGATGATGAAGAATTTTTTTACGGTGTAAAGGATAACAATAAAAATGAGTAGATCAGTTTTTAATAAAAGTAAAGATGTCAGTTTCTTAAAACAACCTATGTTTTTTGGTGAAGACTTAGCTGTACAAAGATATGATACAATGAAGTATCCTATTTTTGATAAGTTAACACAACAACAATTAGGTTATTTTTGGAGACCTGAAGAAGTTTCATTACAAAAAGATAGAAACGATTATGCAGATTTAAGACCAGAACAAAAGGCAATCTTTACATCTAATCTAAAATATCAAACTATGTTAGATAGTGTACAAGGTCGTGGTCCTTGTTTGGCATTCTTACCTTTCTGTTCACTACCAGAATTAGAAGGTTGTATAGTGACTTGGGATTTTATGGAAACAATTCATAGTAGAAGTTATACATACATTATTAAAAATTTATACTCTGATCCATCAGAAGTTTTTGATACTATTATCAAAGATGAAAAGATAGAGAAAAGAGCTAAATCTGTGACACAATGTTATGATGAATTGATTGATATAGGTCACAAATGGCATTTAGATAAATCTAAAATTGATGAGTATGATCTAAAGAAAAAATTATGGAAAGCTTTAGTGACTGTAAACATATTAGAAGGTTTAAGATTTTATGTATCTTTTGCTTGTAGTTTTGCATTTGGTGAACTAAAACTATTAGAAGGTTCAGCAAAGATTATATCATTTATTGCTAGAGATGAAAGTCAACATTTAGCAGTATCTCAAAGAATTATAAACAATTATAGAGATGTAGAAAATGATAAAGTAATGAACAAAGTAATTAAAGATACTGAAGATGATGTATATAAAATGTATGATGAAGCCGTACAAGAAGAAAAGAGATGGGCAACTTATTTGTTCTCTCAAGGTTCAATGATCGGTTTATCAGAAAAATTATTACATCAATTTGTAGAATATATGGCGAATAGAAGAATGAAAGCAATTGGATTAAAACCTGTTTACGACCAAAAGACAAACCCATTACCTTGGGTTGACCATTGGTTAAATAGTAGATCAACACAAAACGCACCACAAGAAACTGAAATAGAAAGTTATGTAATTGGTGGTATTAAACAAGATGTTAAAAAAGACCAATTTAAAAAATTTAAATTATAATGATTGAGAAAAGACAAAAAACTTGTTCTAGTTGCGAAACTAAATATACCATAGAATGGGACATAGAGGTTCAGGATTTAGAGCCATTGACTTGTCCATTCTGCGGACACGAAGTAGAGGAATTAGAAGATGAAGAAGATACAATCTGGACAAACGAATCCGAAGACGATAATTGGAATTGATTACAGCTTAACAAGTCCTGCCATTTGCGTGACAAAAGATTTTATATTTGAAAATAGTCTGTTTTATTATTTAACAAACAAGAAAAAATATATAGGACCAATGTCAAAAAATATCTTTGGTTTTGAACACAAAGAATATAACACTCCTATACATAGATTTAGTCAAATATCTGATTGGGCATTTGATACAATCAAAGAAACTTTCCACACACCTCAACAAGTTTTCATAGAGGGATATTCATTTGGATCAAAAGGACAAGCAGTATTTCAAATAGCAGAGAATTGTGGTATATTAAAATATAGATTGCAAGAATGGGGTGTTGACTATGATACCATTGTACCAAGTGTGATTAAAAAAGGTGCAACAGGTAAAGGTAATGCTGATAAGGATATGATGTATGAATCATTTTCAAAAGAAACGAATACAGATTTAAAAAAGATATTTGATGTACAGAAGATAGGTAATCCTATATCAGATATTGTTGATAGTTTTTACATTGCGAAAGTTGGTTATGAAAATTCAAGTAGTCACTAGTTGGAATAATAAGTTATTTAAAGAATACGCTCATAGATTTCAATCCACTTACAATTGGCCATTTGATTTAATTGTTTATAATGAAGATGATGATATGTTTGACAAGATACCTGATCTCAAAAAATTCATAGAAAGAAATCAACACAAAAAAGTAAAGTCATTTAAAGATGATGGTGTAAGATTTTCATATAAAGTTTATGCATACACACACGCCATAGATAATTGTCCTAGTGATGTAGATGGCTTAATTTGTATTGATGCTGATAGTGTATTCTACAAATCAATAGATGTAGATTGGATTAAAAAACATATTCACAAAGACGATTGTATGATGAGTTATCTAGGTCGTGGTAGTCATTATAGTGAATGTGGTTTTTTATACTTTAATATGAAACACAATCAAACAAGAAACTATGCTCGTTATATGAAAAAGATGTATGATTTTGATGAGATATATAGTTTAAGTGAGTGCCACGATAGTTATGTTTGGGACTATGTAAGAAAAATTTTTGAAAGTGATATGAAAGTACAAAACAATAATATAGGTGATAACATCGGTGGGCATGTTCAAGCCAGATCAATACTAGGTACTGTTTACGACCACACAAAAGGTAAGAGAAAACTAACAGGTAAAAGTCCAGAGGCTAATTTATGATAAAAATTTTTATAGGATATGATGATAATGAAAAGGTAGGGTTTAGTACATTAAGTCATAGTTTATTAAAACACTCAACACAACCTATCTCAATAACACCAATAAGATTACAAAACATAAGAGATATATTTGT